AATCCAAGTATTTTTTTCATTTTACCCTCCATTATAAATATTTAAGTTGATTTTATAGAAATAGTGTTCTATAATGATGCTTGCCAATTGTCCTTTACTGAAATGGAGCCGTGATGGGGAAAATCCTTGCTTATTGTGCAGAATTAGAAGTGTCTTTAGAGATAATTTCAAAACCGTATTTTTTCAGAATTTCTTCTTGCAACTCAAGCGCCTTGGGGGAATCACCGGAGACCTTGTATTCGGCCAGCGTCTCTCTGATCTCGAATGCAATAGATCGGGTGGGCTCTGGTAGCGAATCAATAGGGTCTGAAGGAACAGGTAAACCTAAAACTTCATAAACAATATTGCCGTATCTATTTACCCATGCAGAAATTGTTTTTTGATCTTGAGGGATAGAACCCCCTTTTTTTGTTTGTCTTGACATCAATGGTTGAGTAATACCTACCCATTCAGCAAACTCTGAAAGGGTTTTTCTAGTATCACCCCTCCATGCAATGAAGGCGCTGTTTGCAAACTCATACCATTCTTCCCGAATATCCATATCAGATTTCATTCTCCAATTATAGCGAATGTATAGAAAATACTATATTACCTATTGACATTCCATGTAAAAAGACATACAATATGCAAGACACATAAAAAAGTAGTGAAGCATGGAGGTCGGATGGTAGAAAAAAAAGAATATCAAAAGAATTGGACTTTTACAGGAACTTCGTTAGCTCAACTATTTGCTATCAGTGAGAAAGAAAAACGTTCACAGCAAAATATGATTGAAGTATTGATTGATGATAAGTTCCATAAGGTTTTTGGCGAAGACTCAATTGCCATAGCTGATGGTTATCCAATCAAAAATGTAAAAATCTCAAGGGTCCCGGATGTGAGTTCGTAAGATCGTTTTCATGTGCTTATCGTAGCACCTGAAAGCGATTTTGCTTAAAAAGCCGCGTAAAAGCTGCGAAAAAGCCCGCAAAAAGATGCGAAAAAGATGAGAAAAGATGACAGACAAACCGATTGCATGGCCATATAAAGCAAAAGGGGCAAGAGACAAAGCTGCAGAGGCAGCGGTCGCAAGCTTGCTCGCATTGCGGCCATTGATCACCGGCAGACAGATTACCGACCCAGAAACACTGCGCAATTTAGCAGTGATTAACCACAACCTAAGCTTCATCCAATCAACACTTGAGGCGGTTGGGGCACAAACCAAAGTCGAAGCAGATTTTTGGACATTACCCAAGGGAGTATTGAATGGTCGCTGAGCTAATGATTAACAATGAAATGATTATTGAAGATGATGGTGTTGATATTTTTATCCATTTTCTGCATGCGATTTGGAAAGCCCAGGAGGGTGATGTGGAATTGGTGGATTGCTTCAATGCTATCCAGTTAGATCTGCGGCTGAATCCAATGGCTTTATTTGGGTTGTTGATGAGCCGAAAGCCCCTGACGGTTGACCAGGCGTTGATTTTGAAACGAATTATTGAACTGGGAGGGAAGTGATGGCAGAGATTCCGTGGGTAATTTCGGTATTTGTGTTTGGCTGCATCATGTTGGCGCTGGATGCAAAGACGTTCAAATCAGACAAGTAAAAGGAGAGGTCAATGGAAGAACAGAATCAAGTAAAAGATGATCAGGTTGAAAAGGTTCAAGAGAAAAATTTTACCCTGCCAGAACCTGAAGACATGGTGGATATCGGCGTTGAATTCAACCTCAAGACCAATATGGTGATCTTGAAAGTTGGATTGAAAAAGATTGGCTTCACAATCGAAGGCGCTCGAAATCTTGCGCTGGCATTGCGCCAATCGGCCAATATGGTTGAGAAGCACGCCAATTAATCCCTGCATGGCAGGGCGTTCGTAGGAAATGCTGGAGAACCATCCAGCATCTCCGCGCTGAAAATAGCAGCGCTTCGACGATCTCAATCCAAAGAAAAGAGAAAAGATGATTAATACACTCAGCACCACCCCCAAGATTTTAGGACCCAAACAAATCCCTCCAACCATAAAAGTGCGTGATTTGATCAGCAAACAGGTTGCACTTGAATTACCTGAGATCAAACAGGGTTTTGCTATGGCTATTCAATATCACGATGGTGAAGCCCTGCGCGTGGGCAGAAAACAGATCTTGATGGCCTGTTCAAGAATTTATGGCACTGGCCGTATCGAAACCGCAAGCGAGGGAGGAATCCTTTATGTGTGGTTGAAACCTGAAGATATGAAGATCGCCATCCAGGTGAAGTCTCATTTGATGGGTACTGACATGAGCGTGTCTTATGAATAACGAGGCAGGCACGTTTGACTTCACGCCATGGGCTGAATGGCTGGCCAACACAGGCAACCATGACCAGGGCAGATCATCCAAGACGGTTATGGCGCTGGTGCAAGACATGCGCGTGTTATCAAGATGGTTCGAGATCCACACTGATCAGGCTTTTTCTCCTGCCAGCGTCACCTCCTACGATTTGAGGGCGTTTCATCATCATGAGATTGTGGAGCTGAAGCGCGAAGCATCCACCTGGAACAGACGGCGGGTATCGTTGTCTTTGTTCTTTGGCTGGTGTGTTGAAAGCGGATTGATCATCGACTCCCCTTTCAAGGGAATCCCTTATCAAGAAGAGGTAGAGAAACCTGCGAAGTGGCCCTCAAAGTCTGATTACTTCAAATTCATGCGCCGGGTTGAGCAATCGATCAATTCAGCCAAGACCGAAACGCAGCGCAAGCGAGCACTCCGCGACCAGGCAATGATCATGCTGATGGCATGCTCTGGCATGCGCGTTGGTGAAGTTGATGAACTCGCATCCTCCGATCTACTGCTGAGTGAACGTAAAGGCGACGCGAGGATCCGAAACGGTAAACGCGGCAAGGCGCGGACTGTACCTGTGGGAAGGGAATCACGCCAGGCGCTGACGGCATGGCTTGAGGCGACTGATATCCAGAAGGATGATGAACTGTTTACGATCACCACACGCCAGATCCAACGGCGGGTGAGTGAGATTGCCAGAGCTGCAGGTGTGCAGATTACTCCGCATCAACTGCGGCATCGGATGATCCACGAAATGCTGGCCAATAATGTGCCGCTGCCGGTCGCGCAGGATATTGTGGGTCACAAGAACGGCAATACCACGCTGCGCTATGCCAAATCGAGCGATGAAGAACGGTCGGCTGCAGTAGAAAATCTTTGAAAATGCGCTCCCTGATATGGCTGCGAGTGGTCAACCACCCACTCGGCCATCCGCAGCCCAGGGAGATAAATTTTATTCTGATGAATCGGAGGCTGAATGAAGGGATCAACGCTACCAGGTACTGTGCAAATGAGAGTTTTGATTGACAAGGAAGAGGCAGAAGATTTCTCGCGCAAGTTATCGGGGTTTCTGCGGTCCAACGGTATGAATGTGGTTGGTGTATCGAGCGACTTCCCTGATCGGTATGATCCGGATAGGGTGAAGTTCCATGTTACGGCAGTGCCGCGGGCTGGTGTTGTGCGTGACAGAAGAGAGGTGATTGATGATCACCACTTTGTTGGGTCTAGTGAAGGCTAGTTATGACAGTCATTGTTGATTCCAAGGGCAATACAGCATCAATAGAATACGCGGACCTTCCGAGTATTCAGATGCCGTCTTGGTCGTTTGGAATCAACAAGCTGTTTGATTTTCTGGAAAAGTGTGAGCGTGAGAGTGCCGCCGTCCCCGTTGCGGATAGCCGTATTGGTGCAATGCAAATAGAGGCAGTGGCACTGTCCGCGGGTGAGGTATGAAAGCAGTAGTAATAAAAATCGGGATGTTCCCAAATTCACTGCCAAACTGCCTGTTTGTCTCGTTGTTGAAAAAGTATTTTGGCTGTTGGTTAGAAAAAGGTCGCGTAACAAACATTATGCGACATAGCAAGGCTGATCAGGCACAATTTTCAAGCGTTTTTGGGCAGATAACACACTTAATCCGCGTCGCATAAGGTTGAAAAGTTGAGAGGGGGGTAGGCGACCTCGAAGAGCGCATGTCAAAAACGCGCTCCCTGCGCAAAAATTTGCGAGCAATTTTAAAAAGTATTCGGTATTTGGAGATTCAACATTGACACAAAATTTGGAAGATCTTATTGAGGATGCAAAGCGATTGAACCCAATTGAGCAATTGGTTGCTGAGGCGCCTGGCTTTTCGTTGAAAGGGCATGGGCGATATCTTACGACTCAAGAGCATGACAGCCTGATCATCGATACCCACAATAATGCCTATTTCTGGAATTCGAGGGCAGAGCAAGGTGACAACATCTCTTGGGTGCAAAATCGGAATGGATGGGATTTCAAATCTGCAATTGAGTATTTGTGCCAGCGTGCGGGTCTTGCTGCTCCTGAGTGGGGTGCAGGGTCGCCGGGTCATCGGCTGGCAACCAGGGCGAGACAAGAGGTTTTTGAGGTTGCCGCGGGCATTTTTTCTGCTGCTCTTTGGAAAAATCAGGGGGCGCTTAACTATGCTATGTCGCGAGGTTGGACTGAAGAGACAATTCACCGGGCAAGACTCGGATACACCGGCGATATCAAGCAATTTGACGCGCTCAAAGAAGAGATCGCTGGTGCGATTGTTACCAACGGCGGGGACCCAACCGCGCTGGCTGGTGCCGCTGTTTTGGGTTTTCGCGGCGACGTGCGCCGGTGGATGAGTGACCATGAGCTGCAGCCAGATGAGGATTGGATCAGCAATGGCAGGATCCCTGGGCTTGTTGGGCGCGACATGCTGATCTACCCACATTACTTTGGCGGACGGTGCTCTTATTTCAGCGGTCGCGGGGTGCATGAGAAAAGTCATTATCAACTGCCGGTTGTTCTGGCTGGAAACCGTCAGATCTACTGCAATTGGGAATGGTCAAGCCAGGCGAAGTTTTGCGTGATCGTCGAAGGCCAGGCAGACGCAGTTTCTTGTGCCCAATGGGGATACCCGGCTGTTGCACTGTGCGGCGTGAGCATGGATGAGCATGTGGCGAAGTTTCTTGGTGCAGGGATGGATGATCGGGAAGTGGATTTTTACCTTGGCCTGGATTCTGACAGTGCCGGTAATGTTTGGAACAATAAAATTGCGAAGCTTCTTGGACCAATGACCAGAATCGTTGAATGGAACGGGATTGCAGGAATTACAAGCTTTATTGATCCAATCACCGGCGCTGAAAAGGATGTAAAGGATGCAAATGATCTGCTGAGGGGGATGACCAAATGACTCATCAAGCCCTCGCACTTGCAGATCAATGCATAGCAATTGGTAATGCAATGAACAATGCCCAGACATTCGCTGAAAAAATGGCGGAGTATGCGGGCAAAAAGAAAGGCGCCGAGCATGATGAGGCATTGAAACAAGCAATTGCAGTGATCGCTCAGATGGAAGATTTTCATCTTTCACAATACCAGGGCAAGCTTGCAGAGCTTTTGCACATCAACCAACGAGATCTGAAGCGAATGGTCAAGACCGCTTTGACCGATACCAAAACCGAAGAGGGTGAGAACGTTGAATTCACGATGGGTGGATATATCGGCGGCTTTATTGTTGATATGACCTACGACCCGGATGATCAACAGACCATGCTTGCCTGGCGTGATACAAACGGCAAGATTGAGAGCGGCCCGCGGGTGACGATCAACAACAAGAAGTACGCTGCACTGCCTGCATCCAACACAATTTTGGTCAATGGGGTGCTTTTCCCATCCAAACTTGGACCAAAGAAATCAACCAAAGAGCTGGTGGTGATGATCGAATGGTTTATCAAGTGCGTTTACCTTTTATCAAATCCATTGTTTGCAAAGATCATCACGTATTACATCTTGCTCACCTGGGTGTATGACGCTTACCCTGCCATCCCTTATTTGAGGGCAACAGGAGAGCCTGGAAGCGGTAAATCAGAGCTGATGCAGCGTATTGGGCTGTTGTGTTATCGCAGGATCATTGCCAGCGGTGCCAGCTCAACCGCAAGCCTCTTCAGGATGGTTGAGAAGTATCGCGGAACGGTGTTTTTGGATGAGATGGACCTGCAGAAAAGCGATGCATCCAGCGATTATGTCAAGTTTTTGGTGCAGGGTTCGATGGATGGAAACCCGATCTTCAGGTGTGAAGAGGTGCAGGTAGACGGCAAAAAAGAGATCCAAGAGATCATGTTCCGTACTTTTTGCCCGAAATTGATTGCAATGCAGGGTGATTTCTTTGATAAAGCGGTTGGCACCAGGTGTATCACCTTCCAGGTGCAGCCGAGAGAAACTTATGAGCTGGTGGATGCCAAGGTACCACTCAGCCAAACGATGGAAATGAAGGCTGAGGCGCTGGCCATCCGCAATGCGCTGCTGAGGTGGCGTTTGGAAATGTGGCAGCCATCCATTGAAATTGATCCGGCGTTCTATAACCTGAATATCACTGCCAGACTTAACCAGGTGACTGTTCCGTTGATGATGCTGGCAAAGGATGACCCTGATCTGCAGGCTGAAATCAATACGTTCATGAATGAATATCATCTTTACCTGGTGCAGGATAAAGCCATGACGATCGAAGCCAGAATTGTTGAGGCGATGTGGAAGATATACAAATACCCGGATACCAACAGCGCGATGGTAGAGAAAGACCCGGATGGCAGGGAAAAGATGAAGATCGGGCACGTGAAAGATATTGCCAATCAGATCATTGCTGAAATGAATATGGATGAAGCCGGTGAAAACGATACGAAGAAAAAAGATGTGCTTTCAGCGCAAAAGGTTGGCCACAGGATCAGGGAACGTTTGCAGATGGAAATCGCCAACAGGACCAATAAAGGCTTTTTTGTGTATTGGGATGAGCGGCACATGCAAGCGCTGGCCAAGCGTTATGGTGTGAACCCTGATGAGATTGGGCCGATCGTGAAAAAAGAGACTGCTGCAGGTGCATCAACTTTTGGAAAGAACACAAAACCTGTTGAAAAATCAAAATCCATCCAGGAACAATTGCCAGAGGTTGAAGATGAAGACTGATTCTATGAACTTTGTGAACTTTGTGAACTTTGTACGGGGTTTGGGCAATGTATTTTGTTTTTGTCGTCATAATTCGCAAAAAGTGACGACAAAACAAATATTTTTTTCCGGATTTTGGGCTTCAAAGTTCACAAGTTCACCAGGTTGTTTATTTGGTAATTTTTCTACTCAAAATATTACCGATTTATATCTAAAAAGGCTCAAAACTTGTGAATATATGAATTCTATGAATAGATATATGGGTCAATTGGTTTTTATGCTATGCAGTTAGTGAACAGTAATTTTATTTAGTGAACTTTGAAAAATCAAAGTTCACCAGATGTTCACCTTTTGGTGAAGATGTTCATTGAAAAGGATAAAGATGAGCGATTTGATGGTTGTAACGGATTTGAAATGTTGGAGTTGCAATAATCCTCTCAGTGGTGGACTTGGATACCTTCGGTGCTATTGGCCAAGAACAGTGTTGGAATTGTTTCATTAACGATGCTCCTGTCTTCCAAAGTGATCCTGAAGAGGAACTTGATGAAATTCTCGATCAATTGGGTGAGGATGATGAAGACATCAGTAGATGCCAGGACGAGCTTGATGAAGCTGAAGGTCATAAATATGAATCCATAGAAAAACTTAAGCAGTTTGTCAAAGCGCACCCTGAATATAAAAAATCGACAAGGGTTATGGATTACTTATGAATCAGGATCAGTTTCTTTTGTGGCAAATGATCAATCAACAAGCCATGGGATTGAAAGGGAACATTCTCTTGGCGCTGGATGCATACGCCAGGAGAACGGGGTTGGATGCCAACGTGGTTGAGGTAAATGAAGCGGATCTGAATGGCGAGGCGATTGAGTGCATCGGGTTTGAAGTCAAAGCGGTCAAGACCGTATTGCCGGGGACGTTGTTGGTTGGAAGAAATAATCAGGAAGGTTAAGAGGAGAAAAAATGGCACAAGAAGCGAAAGTTATCCCTATCAGTGAGTTAAAAAATTTCGCCAAACAATACGGTTATGACCATGTGATAGTTTTTGCGACTTCCGGAAAGATGGAATATGTTGCCACTTATGGTCATACGCTTGAAGAGTGTGATCGCGCTGCTCAGTTTGGCTCCAAGATGAAGGACGCTTTGGGCTGGCCAGAAAGTATGCATGCCATTCCATCAAGGGTGCATGCGTTGCAAACACAGATTGCAGATCTCAAATACTATTTGCAAAAAGCTGGTGTTTCCACGCCTTATGACAATCGTTCTCCGAAGGCGAAACAATCAACGGAGGGGAAATAATGACCATTGTGACGATTGCAAATCAAAAGGGCGGGGTGGCGAAGACAACCTCCGCGGTGAATTTGGGGCACGGGGCAGCGATGCGCGGGCTGGATGTGCTGGTGGTGGATCTGGATACGCAGGGGAATGTGGCTGATGCGCTTGGGATGGAGGAAGGGTCAGAGCTTTATGAGTGGCTGATCACAGGCAAGGATACCGAGCAAGTGGCTCAACCCACTGGCCGGGAGCATTTGAAAATCATCCGGTCAAACAAGATGACTGCACAGTTGAAGGTAGCTGCCAGCGGGATGGACTTCAGGGAGATGATCATCGCCAACGCGCTTCAGGCATATAAATATGACCTGGTTATTTTGGACTGCCCTCCATCGGTGGATATTCTACATACTGCGGCGCTGGTGGCTGCGGATTGGCTTCTCATCCCGACCAAGCTGGATCAGTTCGCGATCAAGGGTGTGATCGAGATGCTGCGGTCGCTGGATTCTGTGCAACGGGCAACGCGGTCCAACTGCAAACTGGCGGGGATCATCCCGACGTTTTATGACCAGGTGACGACCGAGAGCCATGCGCAGCTTGCAAATCTGGCAGAGCAATATAAGGGTTTGGTATGGCCACCGGTGGCTGCAGATACGAATTGCAGGGTTGCCAACCGGGTTGGTAAAACGCTTTGGGAGATGCCGGTGAATGCGAGGGCAAAGCTGGGTTATGCGATGTGTTTGGAACGGTTGTTGAAGATCATATAACCACGAACGACACGAATAACACAAAAAGAAAGGCAAAAAAATGAACAAAAACGATAAAGGATTTTTGCAAGGCGGGTTGGATCCAGCAGTGGCGGCGGCGATTGGCGGAGGAACGCAGCGTCAAAATGAAAGGTCAATGCCGAGGCAGGAACGCGCCAAGATAAAAAAGAATCAGGAACGGCAAGAAAAGCGGAATGGAAATCGTGCTGTCTATGACATGCACCCGGATGTGATTAAGGCTATTGCCGCTATTGCCGAAATTGAGCATTGTTCTGCAAGTAATGTGGCTGAGATCGCGCTGCGGATCTTCTTGGCAGCGAAGGTTATTGATGTCAGAAAATATCGGGTCCCGGTGAAGCATCCGAAGTTTGAGTGTCGGTTGGAATGGAAGGATTAAACATGGATGAAAAAATGTTCCCAATTCTTGATTGGCGTGGAAAGTATAAAAGACTCGGATGCCCGGCTGCAGTTCCATGGGATTTAGTAAAAATGCATGAAATGCAATGCATAAAAAATCACATGCAAAGTGTTTTACGCCTTGCGGTCAGAGGCGGATTATGCCCTGAAGAACTTATGGCAATCCTTGAAGATAGGCCATGGTATCCGATGGATACACAAGAAGCAATTGATCATCTCAATAAGATTCTTGAAACTTATACGGCGAAAAGTAATTAATTTTGGTTGTGAGGTACCGTAAGAAATTATTTAGCGGTACCGATGGAAAAAGCAACGGCACCGCATAGAGGTACCACAAGGAAACAAGCAAGGGTACCGCATCGGTTTACAGGAAGGCTATAAAGCCATCAGGACGGAGAAAAACGTATGAGCGAACATGTGTTGATTAATAAGATCAGAACGGGGCTAAGAACTTGGTTGCTAAAGGATGAAATAACAGAATTGAACCGAGTGATTTATTTATCCGAGCAAGCTGATGAGTATAGAAAAGAAGCAATTGCTCTATGTCATAGGGCAGCCAATTCTTACAATATCGCAAAAGAAATGCATGCAAAATGTCTGGATGTTGGCGTGGATGTCAACCTCAGATCTCCATCGTGGGCAGTGATTTGTGTAAAAGGTAAACCTGAAACTGTCAGGTTTATAGAGCTTGACCATCAAGGTGCAGATCAATTGCGAATGTTTTTGAAAAGCATGGAAGGTTCATGCATGATTGTTGATTCGCCATTTTCAAAACATTTTTTTGATTGGAATTGAGGAGGTATAAAGTGAACAAGCGAAAAAAAGATTCGCAATGGTGGGACGATAGTTGGAACCCAGTAACGGGGTGCACTGCGGTAAGTGAAGGGTGTGCGCATTGTTATGCGAAGGCCATCCACAACAGGTTTTATCAGAGCGGCAAGTTTGAAAAGATTGTTCTGCACCCTGAGAGGATATCCAAAATTGACAATACGAAACCCAAGGTTATTTTTGTCAATTCGATGAGCGACTTATTTCATGAAAAGGTTCCCTTTGAATTTATTACTGAAGTTTTCAGTGTGATGCAAAGGAATCCTCTTCATGTATTTGTTTTGCTGACGAAACGAGCCAAGCGAATGGAAGAATATTTTACCTGGGTAAAAGAGACTTATTCAGAGTGGCGGCTGTTTTATCCTCTTGAGAATGTGTGGCTTGGTGTGACGGTAGAAAACAATGATCATCGGAACAGGCTAAATGCGCTGATGAATACTCCGGCCAAGCACAGGTTTGTATCGGTGGAACCTATGCTTGAGGCTGTGGATCTCGGGGATTACTTGTGCCGTGATTGGATTAATAAGAAGCTCACGCTCGGTGTTTATCTCGATCTAGTGATATGCGGCGGGGAGTCTGGACCGGGCGCCAGGCTGATGCGGCCAGAATGGGCACGAGTGCTGCGTGATCAGTGTGTGGAGTCTAACACCCCATTTTTCTTCAAGCAATGGGGGGAGTGGGTGCCAGACATGATTGATGAATCTGTAATGGTGAGATCTCGGTCGACAGGAATTGGCCGAAAGCTGGACGGTGTGGAATGGAATGAATTGCCGTGGATAAAAAATGAAGAGTCGATGGCACCGACTGAGGTGCAATTACCTTTGGAGGTTAAGTGATGGATAACTTTGGATTATTACAATCTGCAGCACAATCTCTCAAAATTATGGCCGAAAGGCAGCCTGAATTAAGCAATCAAAAAGAGTTCATTCGGCTGGCTGGATATCTTGAAGATCAGCTCGATGTTTCAAAAATGAATATGGACGGCGCCGCGCTCATCCAGGATGAAAGGTCAAGACAGATTCATGTTGAGCGTTTTTCAGATGAACATGATGATCGATGGGTAAACCAAGAATTACTTGATGCCGCTTATTGTTATTACGTTATTGTGAGGGCTGAGACTGATCAGCATCGACAAAAAATTCAGGAAAATTTTATGAATATTTACCCGCAAACTTGGGCACTTGAGTGGTGGAAACCGTCTGACAGTAAAATCCGCAACCTGGTCAAATCTGGTGCATTGATTGCTGCCGAAATTGACCGCTTGAAACGCAAGGGGGTGAACTGATGAAAGAATCTGCTGAACAGGTTACAAGCTTTGTGCTTAATCACATGAAACGTACGGATATGCGCCCAAAGGAAGATTTTAAGAAGCTTGACCTTGTGAGAGTGAGCGGCGGGCATATCACCGGAAGGATCATGGCTTTTGACCCGGATATGCGTTTGGCGCATGTGGATTCTACGATTGGTCCGGGTTGGTGGTATTTAAAGGATCTGGAACTGGAGTCTCACGCGGAGGCGCAGAGAGCGCGGAGAAAACCTTTTGATGGGCAGGCTGAGTTGATCCGGGTTGAGTCGTTGTTTGGGGTGCCTGCAAGGTTGTTGCATGAGGCGGTCTGTCAATGACGGGCAGTGATCAGTCGGTCGTAAGTAATCAGGTTTTCTGGACAGGACTGCACCGTGTAGAGGTGATCCGTTTTGCACAGCCGGTGGATGAGGAGTATTGGGTCAAGAAGCTGGTGCCTGATCGGTGCATGGAAACATACACGTGCTTTGATTTCCTTGAGGATCCAAAAGGGTTGAAGTTGCATCACCTTTATGTCAACTGGAAGGAACGCGGGGCGGTGGATTATTCAAATTGGGTTAATAGCGATTCGTCTTTACCAGTGACAGTGGGTGTACTGTGGTTTATTGCACCAGGTGAGAGTTTGTCTTTTTCGGCGGATGTGGCGAGTACGCTGCATAAAAGAGTGTACGGTGTGATGCCATCCGCGGCGTGGGTGCGAAAAATGCCTGCGGGGGCAAAGGACTTTGAAGTTGGTGAAGGCGCGGATCAAGGAATTTTGACGCTGAAGATTGGTGAGTGGGTGCCGGAGCGGTTTGTGGTTGTGGGAAACCCAAGTGCTATTAACCACGAAACACACGAACAACTCGAAAAGGTAAGTGCAAAAAGCGAAAGGGAAAAATCATGAAGGAAAGACCGATTTTGTTTTCAGGTGAAATGGTGCGGGCGATTTTGGAAGGTCGGAAGACTCAGACCAGGCGGGTTGTCAAACCGCAACCGAGTTGGAGATACCCAGGTAATTATGAAGGTAGCTACACAATGAGTTTTATTCGCGGGGTTTGGTGTGCAACAGTAGGTTTTGGAATGGCACAAGAAGGATATAGATTTTTCAATTGCCCCTACGAAAAAGACATGATGCTTTGGGTGCGTGAAGCTTATCTTCCTGATCCTCCGGCTGATGGAACATGGGAAGATGTGGTTTATATGGGTTGCAAGAATGCCCCAATTTCAATGATTCCTGAAAGATATCAAAACCCAAGTCACTGTCTTTATCAAAGCACATGGAATGGTTCAAAATTGGTTTGGAAGCCATCGATTCACATGCCTCGTTGGGCGTCGCGGATTTTGCTTGAGGTGGTAAGGGTCCGCGTGGAGAAGGTGCAGGATATTTCTCTTGCTGACATCAATGCTGAGGGAACGCCATATACATTGGATCCAGCCAAACGTCCTTATGGCACACGGCGTGAACAATTTCAGCGGCTTTGGGATTCGATCAACGAGAAACGCGGGTATTCATGGGAAGTAAATCCGTGGGTGTGGGTGATTGAATTCAAGAAAGTAGAGGGCTGATGAATCCGAGGGTGGCGTTTGGGATTGGTGTGTTGGTTGGTACGTTGCTAGGTATTTTAATTGCCGGATTGGGGGGAATGGCAAAAGATGATAGTGAATTCAATGAGCGCGGCGAGTATGAGTGCAATTACAGCAGCGAGGACCCAAGGGGGATTGGAGTAGAGCTGCCTTTGGACGGTTCATTTGTAGAGACTAATGGAGAGATGCCAGTCATTCTTAATTTAGGTAAAGTGATTGACGATCAAAGTATTTACCTTATGCCAAATGATGGCTTTGATTATTTAACTCGCAAAAAGATGAATGATGAAGTGGCAAAGAAGTTTGGTGTGATCAGGTTTGTTGGTGATCCATCAAAAGCAAAGGAAAAGTAATCATGGTCGAAGTGGTGGCTTATCAACCGGTTATTGGGGTGCCAATGTCAGATTATTTAGATTTTTATATTGGCAGGCAGTTCCCGGATTATGAGGTGACGGTTATGGCTCAAAATGGTGTAATGCCCCCAGGTGTGGTGCTTCAGATGAAGGGCGGATGGCCGTGTGTGGTGGTTGGTGATTACGATAGCCCTCAAAAGGTGGAAAGGTTGGTGGTCAAGTGAGTGAAGAGCAAAAAGCATGGAAGTGCAAGAACGGTCATGTGATCGGCCAGGTGCGGAAAGCCGGAAACGGGATCCATCAGCTTTTGCTTTATCGCCAGGCTGTGGATTTTGAAGGCGAACCGGAAGAGGTGGATGTGATGGCCGTGGTTGAGGGGACAGTGATGGAGATCAGGAGCAGTATTTGTGATGAAGTTCGCACCTGGGTAACCGGGCAGGTGGCCATGGAAAAATTGATTGAAAGTTATGGAAAGATGATCAAGCAAACAGCGTGACTAATGGGCTTTTTTGTGAAAGGAATAAATAATGGTATATAATAATAATTGCTCAATAAATAAATAATATTTATTAGATACTGATTATTTATAAATAATAATGAATAGATAATAAATATTATTATTGAAATGCTTGACAAAATGATGTATAATATAAGTGCAGGTCCGATGAATTTGTGAGGACCACCGGAAGAGATGAGCGCCTTCCACAGGCTTAAACGTCTGTGGAAGGCGCTTTTTCGTTTAACCGGTTGGTCACACAAAAAGTCAGTTGGTGATTGCCGCGCCCCGACCTACATGGATTCGTTTTTGATCAAATTTTGCGGGGCTCGCAATGACAGGCCGTTTAGGAGGCGGCAAAAAATGAGAGTAAAAAATTTTTTGGGAATTTTGATGATTGTCTTTTTGATCATCGCCATCGCTGTCATCCCTGTTAATGCCGCAGCTCCGGAGGTGCTTGCTTCACCTGATGTTGCTGTGATTGCTCAGGATGAAGCGGCTGTGCCGTCACCAATTGATGATATTTATCAGCAAGTTATCGGCGGCGGTGCGCTGATGTGGTTTATTACCGGCTTAGTCACTTACCTCAAAAAGTTTGGATTGAAGGGTAATTGGCTAACGGCAAGCGCAATGGTCCTGGGTTTACTACTTGCAGGCGGATACAAAATTTTACTAAAACCTCCTACAGACCCCATTGATTGGTTTTTTGCCGCTTTATATGGTCTTGGATGTGGTCTTCTTGCGACCGGCGTTTACGACAGTTACGGCAAAAACTCCAATTCGGCAGGTTAATAGATGGATCCCACTGCGGAATCCGCTATCAAATGGATTATTCAAGGCCTCCTAGCAATAGGAGGCTTAGGTGGTGTAGCGGCGTTGGTCGGTACGTTAATATCCAGGCGAAAGTTCAAAGCTGAATCTGACCAGATCAATCAAAAGACCAGGCAACAGGTTCCAGCAGACGCGGCAGCAACATTGGCAAATGCTTCAGCGACCATCTCGGAAGAATATCGCAAGTTGCTGGACGATTATCAGAAATCTACTGAAACAAAGATTTCTGAATTGAATGTGAAGATTGCAGGTCATCAGAAAAGTATTAGTACATTGGAAAAATCTTTACGGCATTATGCGCAGCGCGTTGCGTATTTGATGACCGGTATTCAGATGCTCACTGAACAGCTCACGGTATTGAAGCTAACACCATGTTGGAGCCCTAATGATTGGAAAGACGAGCAAACAGATCCACAGGAAAAGGCGTAAACCATGGCTTTAGATCTGAAAGACCTCAGCGTACAAAATATATCTCAACTGGCTCTTGATCTCAATCTTTCAGAGATTGAAACAGAGACCAGTGATTTTGTTTCTCCGGCTGAGGCGCAGAGACGATCAGATGTGTCTCTGCAAGGTTTAAAGTTGAAGTTCAAGGATGATCTGGCGAAACTTGAGCAATATGAGCAAGAAGAAAAACTTTACAAAACCCTTTTAACCACGAACTACACGAAAGACACTAAAAAAAGTGCACAAGAGCAAGAAAAAATCGAAGTTCCGGTAAAGCCAAATGTTTATGGTTGGTCGGAGGATTTCTTCTTGTTGATGAATCAGGGTTGGCCGTGGCGGGTGGCGGTGTATATCGCCTGGGCAGGCAGCCCGAAGGTTGGGCGCTGGCCAAAGACTCAGGAAGATCTTGCAATCGGTGTGCTTGGATTGAACAGCGACCGGCAGATCAGCGAATGGCGCAAGAATAACCCTGCGATTGATGAAATGATCGGCATTATGCAGGCGATGCCTCTTTTGAGCCACCGGCGCGATATTTTTGAAGCTCTGGCCACCAGTGCGAGCGACCCAAGCTCGAAAGGCGCCCAGGACCGCAAAACTGCCTTGTCGATGACCGGGGATTATGTTCCGCGGTTGAAGGTTGAGGATGACCGGCCAATTAGCAGCCCGAAGGAAGTATCACAAGAAGATCTGGATCGCGCACGCGAGCGCATCAATCGTGAACTGAAGATTGAATCCAGCAACAAACCGGAAAAGGAATCAGCGAATGAGTAATGTTCGCACCTCCTCAGCCAAGACCGCTGCGCAAAAAACGCGAACCCGCGCAAGCATCCCCGATGAAGAATTGCTTCTTGAGGATGATTTCAGGTTATTGGCCAGGGAAGAATATCGATATTACCGGCGCTACATGGATGTGAAGTTCCAGGAAGGGCCACATAATCTTTTGCTTGCAGAAAAGCTGCAAGAGATTGAATTGAGAATCAGAACCAAGGGCGCAAGCGGAAAAGGCAGACTGATCGTGTGTATGCCTCCGCAATACGGAAAGACAAAAGATATTGCCAGGTTGTTTCCATCGTGGGTGATTGGAAGGAACCCGGATGCGCATATAGCCATTATTTCTTACGGCGCTGATTTGGCTGACAAGCACAGCGCAGCGGTAAGAGATTTTGTTCAAAGTCAGGAATTCAATAATTTGTTCGGAAAACGATCCGCGATGCAAGAACCGGTGATGCTGGCGGATGACAGTGCTTCAAAAAGCGATTGGAAATTGGCGGCGCCTTATGAAGGCGGATGCATCAGCCGAGGTCTTGGCGGCGGTCTTTCGGGCAACCCGGTGGACTTATTGATTATTGACGACCCCACCAAGGATATTGATGATGCGAGATCTGAAAGCCACCAGCAAAAGCTGGAGAACTGGTTTGATTCGGTGGGTGTGCAGCGTTTGAGCGAATACGGCTGCATTATTGTGGTGCATACCCGGTGGGACCCGAATGATCTGATCGGGCAGTTGTTGAAACGAATGGCCAACGGCGATCCAAACGTGGATCAATACGAAATTGTTTTCCTTCCGGCGCTGGCTCTGGAAGACGAGGAATATCCAAAAACTGAAAAAGAGTACATGGATAACCTCTCCAACGGTATTTTCATTCCGATGGGCGGGGATCAACTGGGTCGGGCACCTGGTCAGGCATTATGGCCATGGCGATACAGCCAGCCGTATGTTGAATCTAAAAAAGCAAATGCCAAAAGCCCTTATATCTTTGCCTCTGTGGATCAGCAACTGCCGAGACCATTCACCGGTGGACTGTTTGACGCCAAGGATATCAAGCTGGTTTCGCGCAAAATCCTCAACCCTGAATGGACGTGGGTTTGTTATGTGGATGTGGCCCTGGGACGGAACAAACGCAGCGACTTCAATGCAGCTTTGATTGAAACGCTCAACCCTGAAGATGGCATGATCATCGGTCGGGATCTGATCAGGGAACGCGAGCTGGGAAGATTCCTCAAGTTTTTGAAATTGGCGATGCTTCTGGAAGAAAACAAGAAAGTATTGTGGGGCATCGAGGATGTTGCTTTTCAGTCTTTGGCTTTTCAGGACTTCTGGAAGGATCCACAACTGGCGATGGTTGGGCTGGTGAAGTTCCCGGTGCCGGAAGGCTCAAAGATGGACAGAGCGATGAATCTTTCTTTGAAAGCAAAAGAAGGTTTGTTTGGCGTGGTTGAAGGGAGCAATTTCGGTGTGGTGCAAAAAGCACTGATGGAATTCCCTTATGGCAGCCATGATGATGTGGTGGACAGTGCAAGCGGAGGACCCTACATGATTGCGAAGTATAGCAAGCGAGAAAAGAAGGTTGCCAGGAGTCATCAAGGATGAGTGATCTCGAAAAAGCATTTATAACGCTGAAAGGCAAGAATGAACGGATTGTCATGCGCAATCAATACTATGAGGGCGATCAGCCTCTTGTCTACAGCAATAAACGACTATCGGATGTATTTGGCGGCAGTTTTGCCAAATTCAACCTGAATTGGTGCAGCGTGGTGGTTGAATCCACACTGGACAGGATCGATCTGAAGGGCTTTGATGTGGTGAATGCCAATGGCGAAACCAATAAGAAGCTCGACATGATTTGGAACAAGTATCACATTGAGCTGGACGCTGAAGAGGTGCATAAGGACGCGTTGATCACGTCTGAAAGTTATGTGATCGCCTGGAAGCGACCGGACGGCACGATTGATGTCTACCCCAATAAAAGCTCGATGTGTCATATTTTTTATGAACCGGAGTTCCCGAAACAAAAGAAGTTCGCGGCCAAGTGGTATTTTGGCACGGATGAGAAGTGGCACATTACGCTGTATTACCGGGATCGCCTGGAATATTACATCTCTTCTGGAAAGGAAATTCCGGAAAGCGTTGGAAGTTTCAAGCCTACAAAGAAGGCAGCGAAAAACCCGTTCGAGGAAATACCTGTTTTTCACTTCAGGTGCCCGGGTGAGTTGGAAGATCTGCTGACTGTGCAGGACGCGATCAACAAGATGTTTGCCGACATGATGGTTGCCGGTGAGTTTGGCGCATTCAAACAACGCTGGATTGTCAGTAATTCAGATACATCTCAATTAAAAAACAAACCGGGTATGGTGTGGGAACTGCCTGGCAGTGATGGTACTGGCGAAGATACGCAAGTGGGTGAGTTTACTGGCGAGGATTTATCTAAGTTTTGGAAAGCGATTGACGGCCTTGCCAATTATGTGGCAATCAAGAGCCGAACTCCAAAATATTACCTGACCGAGGTTGGCGCGGGGATCAGCGGGGATGCGCTGATTGCGATGGAAGCGCCATTGGTCAAGAAGGCTGAAAAACGGATCAAACAATTTTCTGTCACCTGGCAAGAGTTGGCGGCTTTTCTGCTTAAGCTGGACGGGATTACGACTGACCAAGCCAATGTGGTGCCTTTGTGGAGCCGGGTGAAGAGTGAACAGCCGCTGGCCGAAACACAGGCAATCAATTTTGGTGTGTCATCTGGATTGCCTTTAGTGACGATGCTGAGGCGGCAGGGATGGACAAAGGTTGAAATTGCGCAGATGCTGGCGGACTCAAAGGATCAACAGGTTGCGCAGGCATCCATGGCCAAGACGATGCTTGAAGCCGCGCGGCGAAAACAGGCTGAAGCGAATACCACCGGTTTGGAGGATTTGATCAATGCCTGATGTGATTGAGTCAAGAGTTGTCTCCGTTTTGCGCGAGTATCGGGAAGAGCTGATCTTGCGTGAAGGATCTGTACTTGAGGAGATGACCAGCCGCTGGTTGAAGATTGAACAGCAATTGGATGCGGATATCTCTGCGCTGCATTTGTTGATGGCCAGCAAAAAGACTGACGACGTGATGCTGACCCGACAGATGATCTGGAAGGAAGAGCGTTATCAGAAGCTGAAAGCCGAGCTGCAGGCCGCGATCAAAGCCTATAACCAGAATTATTTGATTCGTGAATTGTCACAGGCTCAGTCAGATATTGGCTGGCTGGGTGTGCAAGCTTCACTGGATGCTGTGAAGGCATCTTATGCTGTGGGTAGCTCTCCGCTGATCAAGGTTTTGAACCGGGATGCTGTTGAAGCTCTGTCAGGTTTCTTGAGCAACGGTGCGCCGCTCAATAGTTTGTTGAAGAACGAGTTCCCCGAAGCGCTTGAAGGGTTGACGGATGCGCTGATCAATGCAGTGGCGAGGGGTTTGGGACCCAAAGCCGCAGCGCAAGAAATGGTGAACGGGATGGGGATGGGTCTTGACCGGGCAATGCTGATCTCAAGAACGGAGATTGGCAGGGCTTACCGCAGCGGGAACATCCTTCAGTATCGGGAATCAGGGGTGGTGACAGGTTTTGTGCGGCTGGTGAAAAAAGAAAGTGCCTGCATGGCTTGTCTTCTCCTTGATGGCGAGAAATTCGCGCTGGCTGAGATGCTGGACGACCATCCGCAGGGGAATTGTTCGGCAGTGCCGGAAGTGGCCGGGGTGGGTGCGCCGCAGTGGGAAAAGGGTGCGGATTGGTTTGCAAGGTTGGATCAGGACCAACAGCAAGCGAAGTTGGGTCCGCAGTTGTTTGAGCGATGGCAGAAGGAAGGGTTTGATCTTTCTTCTTTGGTGAGCAAGAGCCATTCCCCAGAATGGGGAGATACTCCCAGATTTAATGCAGGAGGGAGTGTCTGATGAAGGTGATGATGGGAAGGAAGCCCTGCTCATTCGCTTCGCGATTTCGCGGGGTGCCCCAAAAAACGGGGCAGGGAAATACACCAAGATTCAATGTGGGAGGTGCTTAAGAGCATTTAAACCACGAAATACACGAAAGGCACGAAAAGAAAGTACGTTTTTTATTGGAGATTGCCGCGGCGGAAACCGCCTCGCAATGACAGTCAAATTAGCGCAGCGAGAGGCTGCAGAAAAGGAGCTCGAGATGAGCGACCAAAATACACAACAAACACAGCAACAGACAACACAACAGCAACAAACCCAACAGACTGGTGAGCAACAGGCCAAGAAGAGTTGGGATGATGTGCTCAAGGAGATGCCGGAGGACGCGAAGGCGCTCTATAACGAGCACACCGCGGGCTTGCAGAACACGGTCAAAGCGACTCGAGATGAGCGCGATGATCTGGCAAAACAGATCAAGGACCTTTTGCCGAAAGCCGAGAATGGTTCGGAATTGGAAAAATCTTTGACTGAAGCCCTGGGAAAGATGGAATCTTCAAATAAAAGGGCAGACTTTGTGGAACAGGCAATCAAGCCGGAGATCGGCTGCCGAAATATCAAAGCCGCTTATGCGGTTGCCCTGCAGTATGACCTTTTCAAGAAAAACGGCGACCCGGATTGGGATTTGATCAAGAAGGAATCGCCTGAATCTTTCGGAGTGATCATCCCCGATGGAGACGGCGGGAACGGCACTGAGACCAAGATTAAGACGAACGATGATTTCAATGCCGAGCTTCGCCGCAGAGCAAATTCTTAGCAAATTATTTTATGTTCAAGGAGTAAATAATGCCTTACGACAACAGCATTTCAAGAACCGATGCCGCCTCATTGATCCCGGAAGGGACAGCAGATGAAATTATGACATCTGTTGAAGAAATGAATCCTGTTCTTTCTATGGCACGTCGAACACCCAACATGATCGTCGGTCAGGAAAAACAACCTGTGATGAGTGCGCTCGCGACAGCTTATTTCCTATCCGGAAATAAAAATCTGATCCAAACTACCGAAGTGAATTGGGATGATAAGTATCTTGACCCTGAAGGTCTGGCTGCCATCATTCCTATTCCGCGTTCAGTGATTAGGGATAGCAAGTACGACATCATTGGCCAATGCAAACCCGAACTAATCAAGGCGTTTTCAGTGGCAATTTCTATGGCATTGTTCCATGGCGTAAACATCCCCGCTACATGGACAACCAACCTTGGCGCTGCGGGTTTGATTGCAGGAGCAAATGCAGCCGGAAACCTTGTATCACTAGCGGCTTACACCGATATGTATGAAGCCATTTTGGGCGAAAAAGCTGACGGCACCGCTGGAATGTTAGGCAAACTTGAAGATGAAGGTTTTATCGGAACCGGAACGATTGCTGCGACCTCAATGAGACGCAAATTGCGCAATGTTCGTGATGAAAACGGGCAACCTATTTTCGTCGCGGATATGAAAGATAAAACCCCTTATTCGCTTGATGGCGCACCTTGTTACTTCCCAACTGACGGCAGCATGCCTGCTACGAGTGCTTTGGCTGTAGCTGCACAATGGGATCATCTTGTGTGGGCTTACCGCGAGGAAATTCGCTATGAGATCCTCAAAGAAGCCGTGATTCAGGATGCTTCAGGTGCCATCATCTACAACCTGGCACAACAGGACATGGTCGCATTGAAGGCGGTTATGTACATCGCTGTGGCACTGCCGAACCCGATCAATCGGGCACAACCCACCGAAGCCAGCCGCTATCCGGTCGCTGTTTTGACCGCATAGGTCAACTGCAATTCGTCAATAATTTTCGTTTTGTTGGAGGTAAACATGGGATTATTCCCGAAACAGGCAAGCAAGTATGTGGCTTTGATGGGGATTCCGCTTGGACCTAATTCACAGGTCTTTGTGGTTGATCCACAGGTCAGTGCAAGCGGCGACGGCAAGAGTTTTGCCAGCCCACTGAAGACGCTGGAAGAGGCTTATGCGCTCTGTACAGCAAACCAGAATGACACTGTTGTTTTGGTTGGCGGCCCCACGGCTTTGAATCCTGCCGCGGCAATTGATTGGGCGAAAGCCTATACCCACCTGGTGGGTTTGTCTGGAGATCTACCGGGTGTTGGCCAACGGTGCAGAATTGTTGGCACCGCAGCGCTGGATCTGGCTTATGTGATCGACTTCCAGGCTGCTGGATGTATCGTCAAGAACATCCAAATTTTCAACGGTAACGATGCAGCCGCAGATTCTGGCGCGGCAAAAGTGACCGGCGCTCGTAACTTCTTTGAAAATGTGTTCTTTGCGGGAATGGCACATGCCACACCAGGTGCACGCGCTGGTTGTTATTCGTTGAATTTGACCGGCGAAGAGAACGTGTTCAAGCGCTGTTCAATTGGCCTGCAGACGATCATCCGTGCTCAGTCAAATGCGGAGTTGCTCATCTCTGGAACCGCGTGTTATCGCAATAAGTTCATCCAATGCGAGTTTTTGAGCTGGTCGGTGACGGCTGGTAAATTGCTGGTGAAATTCGCTGCCGGGTCTGTGCCCTGGACGACTCAGTTTGAGGATTGTCTTTTCAACAATCTTGATATGAGCGCTGGCGGCGCTGATGGTGCAAGCATCGACAATGCTATTGGCGACAGCTCCACAGCCAAGCATCAGATCATTTTGCGCGGCAAAACTTTGTTTGTCGGATGCACCGGCGTGGCTGACACTGTTACCAATGTCTTCAGCGCGGAGCCCGCTCCGAATGCTGGATTTGGTTTGGGACTCAACCCGACCACCTAGTTTTTTTCAAACTATCAAAGTAAGTGGAGGTTTTATATGGTTGCACAAATTAATCAAGATCCACAACGCGGGATGCTGGTCATCGACCTTGAAGGCGCCGCATCAGTGGCTAATGGCGGGTTGGGCGCGATTGCCAACCCTGAAGGCAAGAAGCTCGGCATTTTGCGAACTTATGCCTATTTTGATACCGGAAGCACCGGCGCGGCGAACCTTGATGCTGGTGTAGCTGCAAGTGCGGCTGCCAAGGGCACAGATATCTTGAGCACCTTTGACGCGATTGAAGCCACGGTCGGCGGCAAGTTGTTTTATTGCCAGGCTGTGCCAGTGAACGAGACAGAGGTTGCAGTGATCTGGGAAGCTGATGAGTATATCACTTTCACCGGATCCGCCACGACAGTTGGCCTGGAAGGGAAGATGTTTGTGGAGTATCTGCGGCTGGATTAGTATTTTTGTTTTGGGTGAAACCCCGGATAGTCACTTCGTGGCAATCCGGGGTACAGAAACCCTTATCTAACTCTCGGCCTGAAAATCAAGGCCTCGAATCTAAAGTAGGTTTCTTATGTCAGCTACAGCCGCACAAATCGCAGAGTTAAGAAGGATGGTGGCAGAGCCACTGACCACGACTTATAGTGATCTCCTTTTGCAGGGGTTCATCGAGCGCTATCCGCTGATGGATGAGCTGAGGCAGGAGCCTTACACGTGGACGATGGTTGACGGCGCATACACCACTTTGGCCAATACGCTGTGGATACCGACTTATGACTTGAATGCGGCTGCCGCGGATGTGTGGCAAGAGAAACTGGCTGCGCTTTCTAATCAGACAGATTTCAGCGCGGACGGCGGAAATTTTAGCTTAAGCCAGAAGTTTGAACATGCTGAAAAGATGGTGAAGCATTATCGCTCACGGCGCAGCGCCAAGAATATCGAGGTGATCAAGTGGCCGCGTGAGAAGGGTGCTCGGGAGACGGAAGGAACTAATGTCAATCTTTTCGACTGATGACCTGGTTTGGATGCGAGCTGCACAGGAAGCGCACATGCAGGATGAGTGCGTGATCATGCATTATGCACCCGGCACCAACAGCCACAACGAGGACGTTGCGGATTATGTTTCTGATGAATCAGCCATAGTTTGCGGTCTGGATATGCGCTCAGGCGACGAAAGGCACACCTCAATGTTTACGGCGCTTGTCTACGATGCCACGGTGAGACTGCCGATCGGAACTGATGTGGATGCAAAGGGCCGGATTCGGATCACCAAACGCTACGGCGAAACGCTGGTTGATCCGTTGACGTTTGAGATTGTTGGCCCGGTGCAAGAAGGACCTTCAGGAATTCGCTTGAAGTTGAAAAGGATTGAGCTATGAGTGGCATGTCTTTTGATATTTCACACGATTTAGATAAATTGGACAGCAAGCTGAGCCAAGAGACTCTTAAACGTGCTGCGCTGGCCGGAGGGGAGGTGATCCGCGGAAATGCGAAGGTGAATATCAACAAGACTTTTTCAAAGTCACACGGCGATGCGGGTTTGGCCGGGACCATCCAGGTGGTGGTTGAGAATAGCTCACCGAATGGCTGCGAGATCTCTGTTGGCCCTACGGCCATCCACGGCAGGATACGGGAGCTGGGCGGCACCATCAAGCCGATCAATAAGAAATTGCTTTCGTGGGTGGATGAGGCTGGAGAGCGCGCATTCGCAAAGAGTGTGACGGTTGAGCCAAAACCTTACCTGCGACCGGCAGTGGATGAACACGTGCGCGAAATTGAAGCGGCGACCGGTGAACAGATCAGGCAAGGCATCGAGAGGTCAAAGTAATGGCTACCATCGAAGAGGCACAGGTTTCTTATCTTCTTGGATATACAGCATTGACAGCGCTGATCGGTATGCGGTTGAAACCATTTCATATCCCTGTCGGGAGTGAATTGCCATGTCTCACGTATAAGCGGATCGATACGCCAAGAGAGCTGACACATTCAAGCTCAGGCGCTTCAGGCGATGTGATCACACCGCGGTTCCAATATGATAGCTGGGCAAAAACAGAGCTTGAAGCCCAGGCAATCGCTACAGTCCTGCAGGGGGCCATGCACATGAAGAAAGGGTCCATCGGAACGGCGCCGTATGCAAAAACAGTGGGCTTGATCCGGCTGGATGGTGGTTTTCCAATTTATGAAGCGGAGATCGATGTCTGGCGGTGGGTGAGCCAGTATGTGATCGGAATGGTGGAATGATGGCAAAAAAAAATCTAAAACCTATTGTTGACTACGAATTTGATCAAAATGATGTGGTGTATGAAGATGAATCCGTCGAATCAATGGAGGCGGAAACGTCCGCGGCAGACATGTTGCCGGAGGAATTGATCGAAAAGACGACGGAAAAAACAAATCTGTATTGGGAAAAACGCAACTGGGCAGGGGTCAAGGATGTGTATATGTGCAAGATGTGCGGCGAGTATCGTGATAGTAAGGACGACATGATCACTCACATCGTTGATCACTATCCCACAAATGAACAAAACCAGATTTTAGACCAATTGGTCAAGGAGAATTAGATGGCAGATCCAACTGCAATTACTGTTCAAAGCATGAAAGGTCCGTTTGATACTATAGCTGCCGGTGGTCTTGATTTTACTTTTGCTGACAGTGACAATACTAACGGAAACACATATGTTTGCACCGGTCGAGAGATTTTGATTTTGCATAACACAGATATTGCCGAGAAAACTTTCACCGTTACTTCTGTGGATGATGATAAGGGCCGATCAGAAGACATTACTAATTATGCTCTTGCCGCCGATGATTATGCCTATGTCACGGTTGGTTTGACCAACTCAAAGGGCTGGAAATCGCCAGCCGGAACCATCCGCATCACAACCAATGATG